GCTCTTAAACTTATGTCTGAAATCTTTGAGAAGCGTCAAGGACCAAGAATGTACATCGCCATTCAGCAGATGGCGCAATTCAATAAAGAACTCAACAGGGCTACAAGAAGTGCTGGTACATCAGAAGCAATTCTTGCAAGCACCGCAGAGGGTGCGTTAAGTAAATTTAACCAATTAAATGGCACAGCGCTTCCAGTAACGATAAATAACTTTAAAGATATTGGAATTATTGCAAGAATTGCAACTGCTCAATCTGGACAGATGGTTGAGGGTTTTAGAAAAGTATCTGCTGCTGAAATCAAAACAGCTAAAGAAGTAAGAAAGGCAGTTGCCGATGTTGTCGTTCAGAAGAAACAAAATGAAGGAATTGATATTATCGGTACAGCAAAAACAGAGTCTGCTCGTGCAATGCTCGTTGAGCTTGCTGGTGCATCAAATGCTCAACAAGTTGCTGATATGGAATTGGAGCAGTCACTCGGTTCGCTTGAAGTAGCTGTTCAGAAAATTAAAAACTCCTTTAAGCTTTTTGCTGCGGATTTGATGAAGACGATTGGTCCAACATTGAAAAGTTTGGCTGACAAAATTCAGGTGTTTTATGAAAAATGGCAATCACTGTCCGAGGCTACTAGACAAAATATATCCAAAGTGATTCTTGGCTTCCTTGCGTTTCTGGCAGTTCTTGGTCCAATAGTTCTTGGTATTGGTACGATTCAGGCATCAATGGGTGTTTTGGGTAGAGCACTTACTGGTCTATTCCCTAAACTCACATCAGCATCTGGTGGTTTTGCTGGTTTAGGAGAAGCTGCTGCATTAGCTAATGGAAAAGTAAAATCCCTCTATAGCACCATTGTTCAGTCATCATTGGCTAAAAAATTAGTACCAGATCTTGGTGAAGCACAAGCAACTGCTCAAGCAGCAATGAGTAATTTCCAAGCACCAAGAAAAACTTATGATCCAGCACTTCTATCTCCTTCAATAAAAGGCAAGCTTACTCAAAAAGATCAGCTAAAAGAATTTTTGTCAAGAAATACTGGTGCAACAAAAACTGATTTTTTCAAGAGTAGAACTATTTCTAATAAAATTGCTGCTGGTAGAGCACTAACCCCAGCTCAGTATGCATATCAACTCACAAACTCTGCAAAAGTTGCAAGTGTTCCAAATGCTCTTGCTGCTGGAAGAGCAAATTCTGCTGCAAGACTTGCAAGAGCAGCAAGACAAAATCTTGTAGCTGATAGAGATCCATTCTATCAGGCTAAAGGTATTGTTACAGATAAATTAGGAAGCCGTTTTTTCCAAGGCGGTAATGAGCTTCTTGATGATGTTGGTCCAACACGACCAACTCGCACAAGAGGGGTGCTGTCACGACTTACTGGTGGAAGAGTATCAGCAACAAGAAGACTCCTCGGAACAGCAGAAGATCAAGCAAATATCCTTGCTGGTGGTGGTATGCAAGGTGCAAGATTGCAAACACAACTTCGTGCTCAAAGAGCTGTCGGTGGTATTAAAGATTTTGCAACAACGAGCAAGACAGCAAATCTTGGCAAAGGTTTTGTAGAAGCTCTAAGACCGATTAAACAATTTAAAGCTGGTGTTAGTGGTGCTAAGGGTGCTATAGCGGCTCTTGAAGCTCAGCAAGCAACACTTGGTCTAGCAGGTCCAGGCGCATTCAGAAAACTGGGTGTTGCTATTAAGGGATTTGTTACAAATGTAAAACTTGCAGATCTTGCAATGAAGATATTCAGAATGACAATGCTTGCTACTGGTATTGGAGCAATTGTTCTCGGTATCGGTGTAGCAGTAATGCTTGTTGTTAAAAACTTTGGAATGTTCAAAGAAAAAGCGGCTGGACCACTGAGAGGTCTTGCATTTGCTTTCGGTGTTATTAAAAAAGCATTGATGGAAATAACAAGACCAATTCAAGACTTGTTTGCTCAGTTTGGTGGTGGAGCAAAGGGAACAGAGGGCTCTGTTAATGGACTTGTTACAATATTTAGACAATTCGTTAAGGTTGTGCAAATGGTTGCACAAGCGTTTAAATCGCTTGTTGAAAATATTATCAAACCATATCTGTACGCAGTGGTCAATATTGTTATGGCTGTTGTTTCCATGTTCAAGGGAAATTGGGGTGACGCACTCAAGTTCTTAACAGCAGCCTTTGCCAGAGTCGCAGAAGTGCTTGTAAGTATATGGCAAGCAGTAATGAAAGTTCTTATCAAGGTTGCTGGCTTTATAGTAAAAGCAGTTATCACCATATTTGCTGGTTTAATGAAGGGTCTTGTAAAAGTTATTGCCCTAGGCGTTAAATTGATGCTTACATCACTCACAGCAATACCAAAAGCAGTTGCAAAGGGTTTTAGTTGGCTTAGCAAGATCCCAGGTATGGGATGGTTCAGTGCAATAAGTGATGGCATGAATGACACTATTGACGGAATGTATGGGATGGTTGATGCTGGAGCCGATGCTGCTAGTGGTGCTATTGACGCTCTTGCTGATGGCGCTAAGGGATTGGTTGATGGCGGAGTAAATCTTTATGGCAAGGCAATTGATGGAATAGCAAATACTATCAAGAGTGGTTTGAAGAAAGGCGCAGATCTTGGTGTTAAAGAAAGCACTCACTCACTTCAAAACGGAAAGAAAAAGATTGTAGATACTGGTGAAGAGATTGGTGAAGAAACTGGTGAAGCTATTGCCAATGCTACTGGTGATGGCTTTGAAGAGAATGATCCATCTGGAAAGATTGGTGAGAAGCTCAAGGAAGGTATTAAGAGCGCAGTTCAGGATCTGCAGAATTACATTGCTGGTGAATTAAAGAATGCAATTGATAAGTATGTTGATGCATCAACCAAGGCTCTTGAGAAGCAGAGAGATGCTGCTCTAAAGATTTACGATGTACAGATTAAGACGCTTGGTAAGCTTGAAAAAGCCGAAGAGTCACTAACAAAGACAAAAGAGTTTGAAGCCAACAAGCGCAAGATGCTTGATGACAAAGCCCTTAGTGATGAGCAGTTCCGTAGGAACTATGCATTGGCTGTTTATGAAGGTCGCACAGATGATGCAAGAATGCTCCAGCTTGAGCAGGTTTCTCAAACAAAATCGTTTAATCAAGATCTCAATTCGCTTGAATCAGGTCGTGCAAAAGACCTTGCAAAAGAAAATCTTGATGCGCTTAAAGATGCTATTAATGAAGCAAAAGATGCGGCTCAGAAATTCTTTGATGAATCAATTGTTAAGTTCCAAGAATCTATTGAGACTATCACTAAGTTCCCACCAGTAACGATTGAAGATTACAAGACCCAAATTGGAGAGCTTTATAACATCACAAATCAAACAGCAACTGATAACAGTGCTGCGTTTGAAAAGATGTTTACCAACTTTGCTACAACTATTAATACAAAGATGCCAAATGATGTTGTCGGTGCATTTAGTACAAATCTTGATGAACTAGTCTTAGTAGCAAAAGAAAAGTATGGTCTAGGTTCAGACACTAGCGAGAATACTGTTATTGGCGTAACAATTGGAATGCTTGCCGATATTGGTGGTGTATTTGGAGACAAGAAACAAACCGTTATTGATTCATTTGGTCTTGTCACAACTGGTCTCAAAGATAATTTTGCGGAATCAGCAACAGCTATTGTTAAATCTGTAACTGATGACTTCCTCACCCCGTTCGCAGAAGCAACAACTAAGTTCAAAGATAACTGGGAAAAGGTTTATAAGCAAGCAATTATTGATGGCAATAGAGCAATAACAGATGCTCTAAGAAATGATGTCTCTGTTAACAAAGAATTGTTTGAAGAGATGCGTGGATACATTGATGCAACAACTCTTAAATGGCTTGGTCTTAAAGCAGCAGCAGAAGCTGCTGGTGAGGCTCAAAAGGATGCTGCGGCTGGCGGTGGTGGAGGCGGTAGTGGAACAACAGGTAGCACAGCTTCTGGAGCTGGTCTTAATGTTGGAAGGGCTGATGCTTTCACTTCTAATAACGCACTAAGAACGGTTAAGGGTCTCGCTCCACTAACCTATCAGCAATTCACCGTAGGAACTGGTCTTTCAACGGCAGCTATTGCTGCAAAGCCAATTAAGCCAGCTTTTATTCCAAACCCATCATTGAAGCCAACTTCAAGAGCAAAGGGTGGAATTATTCCGACAAGAACCCAGAACCAAAACAGTGGGTATCCAGAAGGATACATCCCAGCACCAACACAAGAAGGTGTACCAGCACTTCTTCATGGTGGAGAATACATTCTTAATGCGAAGGCGGTTTCAAGAATTGGCATAGGCGCTTTGAATAAGATGAATAACAACCTTCTTCCAAGATTCCTTAAGGGTGGTCAAGTACCAAAGAGGAGTGGGGCGATAGCTCCAAAGAAGGGTGACGGAACATTAAACGGTCCCTACGGAACCGTTGTTAAGCCAGTTGTACCAGGAAATATAAATCTTAATAAACTACCTGTAGTAAAAAACAATATCAAAGGTGAAGGCGGGGTAAGCACAGTTAGGTCACTCAGTATTGGAACAGATCGTGGCACAATGCTTCTTCCAACAGTTGTTAATGGAAAAATTATAAGTGATCAACAAGCAATAAAGTTTGCAATAAATAGCGGTAAGAATTTAGGAGTCTATAAAGATGATGCTACTGCTGAAATGGCTGCACAACTTATCCATATGTCGGAAGCAAATAGAGTTGGAAGAGCAAATCCTTCAAGCACAAGAGGAAGTGCGGATAGGATTGTAATTAAGCCAAGTGTGTCTGGAAATAGAGTTGTTGCTGACAGGGTTCCAACAGTAACAAATCCTTCAATGAACACCCCGTCTGCAGACTCAATTGATAGATATTTTGCCGCTACAAAGCGTCAGATGCAAATGGCTACTCCTCTAGGTAAAGCTCGTTTGGAGAGAGAAGAGGCTGGGTATGTTCAGCCAAAATATGACTGGACAAATATGACTAAGTTCGGAATGGGTGGACTTACACTTGCTGCTGACTTGATTGCAACTCGTTTTGGTGGTCCTATTGCTGGTGCTGTTGCTACTGGATCAACATATAATTTAACTAATAGACTCGGAAACTATCTTGCAAGCACAGGAGCCGCTCCTGGATTTAAGGGCGACACTTCACTGAAGGGATCTATTATGGCAGGAGGGCTGTCTCTTGCAGGTTATGGTGTTGCAAAACTTCTTGGGAAAGCACCTGGTGTAGCTAAGAATATTTTCCGTAAATATCTACCTACCGAAGAGACATACAATGCAGGAAAGGCTTATCAAAAAGAGTTTATTGACTGGGCTAATACGCATGCTGTACCAAGAGCTGGTGCTGGTTGGGAAGATGCGCAAGGGTTGTATCTTCAAACCTTGAAGAGCAAGGAATATACATCTCTTGCTAGACAAGTTGAAAATTATGAAATAATGCCAAAGAGGCTTAATTATGTACAAAGATTAATGGCATTATCTGGTCTAGGAGAGCCTACTCGTAAAATACTTGAGCACATTCCATTTATAAAGAGTCCAAATAAATATGCAGGGTCATCTAACTTTGATAGTAAAGAATATAATCTTATCAGTGATCCAAGATCAGATCGTGCTGATTGGACAGAAGTCTATAGCAATGATGGTAAAAAAATTGTTTTAAACAATCTATCTGAAATGATTGCATATCATAATCATAGAGCTACTTTTGTAGATGGACTGCCAAATACAATGCGCACAGCAAAGAAGGCGTTAAAGATAGCAGCTAATACATGGGGAACTGCCCTAGGTATCAATGCAGATGTCGTGCAGGGACCAGAATTTGAGCTAGGTCCAAGCTACGCTAGATTAGAATATATAACAAATCAATATTCAAAAAAACAAAATGGATTTGGGATAGGTGTTTACCCATATAGTGAAGATGATGGAAGTGAGGCTCATGCGAGTGTCCTTAGTTTCCCTAGTAATGAGCGATATGCTGTTCCTCGCCCAAGAATGACTTCTGAGTTGGGGGTTAATTGGAATGGGGCGGGTAAATTAGCTGAGGTTACTAATTCCACAGCTGCACTTCTTCCAGGTGTATTTGATTCAGTGTTTGCAAAATCAGCAGAGTTGGTAGGAAGAATTCCAACGCCAGAAATACTTGATTGGACTAAGGGGGATCCTCTTAACTCAGGAGAATCTGTAGACATGTCACCGTTCAAATACGCTAGTCTCCTGGTTGCTAAACTCACAGACCCAGTTGGTGTAGTAGCCGATACTTTGATTCATGAAATGGGTCATGTGTTTAATTTAGATCATCCACATTCATACGATATTAGTGGAAGAGTTCAAAATCAATCAATTATGTCTTATGAAACCCCCTATGCAAATAGATCATTACTCCCAGGCGATATTGCTGGCTTAAAAGCTATGCTTAGTGTGAGAGATTATAATGCTGTAAATATTCCTCGTTTTAAAACAGGTGGTTATGTTCCTGGCGCTCCTTCAATGGCAATTCCTGCAATCTTGCATGGTGGTGAATATGTTGTGAACGCTGATGCTGTAAGAAACATGGGTGTAAGAACAATGCAAAGCATTAACCAATCAAAGTTTAGAGCACCTTCTGGAACCCCATCATACGCAAGCGGTGGTGGATCAACTAGCGTATCCACCGTGAATATCAATGTTGACACATTTGTTGGTGAAGAAGAATGGTTTAAGAGTATGATGAAGAGTTACAATGTTAATGTCCTTCCAAAACAACAGAAAGCCGCTGGTGTGGAGACAAGAACATTCACAAGCTACAACGGAATAAACCAGGGGTTATAAATGCCAACAATTCAAAATCAACAGCCTAATACAACCCATCTTGTTGTGCTTAATGGCACAGAGATTACGGAGCATGGTCGGACCATGAGTAGCACTATGTCAACATCGGCATCTAATGTTGAGTTGCTTAATGGGAATAAGCGAAGATTCATTAAGAATGCAAAGAACAACTATACTCTTTCGTTTACATACCTCCCAGACATGTCGGAAAGAACCATTGATGGTCGTGTTGCAAGAAACTTTCTTTATGCATTAGCAAAGACACCATCATCAGCAACCTTTTCAATTATTCTTGATCCAGCAGAACCTGCTTACAATACGGTGGTTTATGTTGAGTCATATACTGAAACATTAGTGAGAAGAGATATTCCCAACCAGTGTGCATACTACAATGTTGAGATTTCTCTTAAAGAGAAATAAGAGATGTCTGATAGTTTTTATTCATTTAGTGAACCACTTAATCGTGGTATAGATTTTTATCAAGCAGATGCTGCTGATGTTGTAGTCAATCTTAGCAGTAGTGTAACGCTAACAGTAACATCGTATCAAATACGACTTGCAAATATTACGATTGCATCTAATTCTGATCTTGTATCAAATTCATATAAAATTGCACACGCATCAGCTAATCTGGCAGTTGATGGTGCAACTGTTATTGTCGCAACAGAAAGACAGGATGGCGATGTTGTAATTTCAGCAGAAGTCCTTGTTGAAACAAACATTACAAAGATTGCCTATGCGAGTGCATCAATCTCTGCCAGCTCTGAGTCTAGTATAAGCGGGACAAAGATTTCAATATCTTCATGCTCAATGAGCATAGATTCGTCTGTATCAGTGTCCATGATGAAAATATCACATGGCGCTTCTCAGATAGGCATTCTTTCATCAATGCTTTCAAGCGGAACACGAATTACCTTTGGTCGTGCAAATCTATCTGGCGAAGTTAGTCTATTCATAGCTGGAAAGATAGTTCTTGCAACAATTAGAATTAATATATTAAATAACTCTAATATACGAGCAGAAGCAATTAGATTTAGCAATAACATTACTGCTGACTCTTCATTAATCAGAGCGCTACTCATACTTGATGGAAAACCATTAACCAACCAAAGTCGCACACTTGATTCATCCGTTGCTCCGTTATACATTGAGAACACAAATTGGTCAGGAAATTCATCTCGTTATTACAAGAACAATGCTGCTGGTAGTGCGGCGAAGAGGACATTTAATATAAATTGGAGCTTTATCCCTAATTATAGTGATAGAACAGTAGATTATAAAGAGGGAAGAAATTATATAAAGTCATTATCAATGGATGCTGATACTCATACGCTTACAATTATAAATCAAGATGAAGACGGGGTAACTCCATACACAGAGGAGCAAATCACTGTATTTATTTCAAACTTCTCTGAGAACTTAATTAGAAGAGATCTTGTAGATGATGTATACTATTTTAGCTGCGCAATGACGCTGGAAGAGGTATAAATGTTAACATCTGGACTATACGGTAAAGATCTATCTAATTCATTTAATTCAGCTATAGTAGCGCCAGCTCAGAAAATTAAGCCTAAGGTTATTATTAAATGGCTGGACAGTCGTCACTTAGATAATCTTGTTGTAACAACAAATGATGCGCCATCTGTTAATTCGTATCCTTCAAGAGGATTTTTCTTCCCTGCATCAGAAGCCTTTAATGGCATTAGGAGACAGTCATTTACATGGGCTGTTGCTGGAGCCCTGGATGCTGATGGCGATGTGATAAGGGCGGATGGTTCTTGGTATGCAATGCCTTCGTTAACAACAAATGATCTATCTAATACCCAGATGGGTAGTAGTTTAGAGTTTGGATGGTGGTCTAATAGTGTAAGTAATTCAAATACTCATGCTACATATGACGGGTATGGTTTTGTTACAAGTCCATATATACAAGCTACATTCACAACAAGAAAAGTAAATAAGATTCGTATAATTACATCGGAGTTTTATGGACAAATCTCTACATACCTACTGCAAGCATATGACGGGTCATTGAATCTCATTCTTAATGAGACTGGTACTATCCCTGATGATGGTTACTATAGAGATCACATTCTCTCAGAGGCATTGTCTACAAATAATATTTCAAAAATAAAAGTTACTGTGTATACAACTAAAAATCCAGGAGACTATGCTAGGATTCAGGAAATTGTTCCTATTTACGAGGAAGATATCAGTGAATATGTAATGTCATATTCAGTAAATAGAACAAGGGATATACACTCAACTAGCTTGCCAATCGGTGGTTCTGAAACTGCATCAGTTGATTTAAAACTTGATAATACTGGAAAACTGTTTAATATTTTTAATAGTGCATCTACATATGGTAAATACATGGCTAAAGACCTTGAGGTTGAAATATACACTGGGTGGAGAATTAAGAAACCTAGTAGTGATTACCTAAATAGCTCTGTATTAACAACACAACTCCAGGCAAATATTTCAAACTCATCTTCAACATTTTCTGTGCTTGATAAATCATCCCTTCCGTCTGGCGGTGCTGGTAATTACTTTACTGTGGTTATTGATGAAGGGACACAATCCGAGGAAGTAATCTTGTGCTCATCAGTTGATTCTTCAAGTGTTGTGACGGTGTTAGAAAGAGGTTACGGAGATACTATCGCTAAATCACATACTGTCGGTGCGACAATATCGTTTGATATTTATGAATATGTAAAGAACGGTACTTTTTATGTAGATGAATGGACAGTCGGAACTGATATGACTGTTGGTGCAAATCTCCAGGACTGGAGCAAATTTCTTTCTGAAAGGTCAATTAATTATGGTTTCTTTTTACAGAACGCCTATGTTGGTGATGCTGTAAAGAATCTTTTGATGAGAGCAAATTTTCCAAGCGCTGATATTAAAAAGTTAAATACTTATAAACAGGGTGCAAAAGATCGTGAGGCTGTGTCTCTATATTCGTTCAATGAGCAAACAATTGATAGAAGTGGAAATAGCATTATTCCGTCAACTGGGTTAAGAGCTCGTTTTTGGGGAATGCCAACGAATCAAAAAAATGTCCAGTCAGTTAAAGACATTGTTGCTGATGCTATTGATAAAGAATTATCACCAATGGATAAAGCCTTGGGCGAAAAAAGTTTCGTATCTCCAACATTAACATTACTGTCAAAAAATATATCAACATCAAACACCAATTCTCTAAACCTATCAAATTATTCTTTCACGGGTAATGATTCGGCTATATATTCTGAGTATTTCAATGGGGTGTTTGATGGTTACTACATCCCTACCGACTCTGGTCTACAGAAACTAATTGTTTTTATTTCATATGGTGGTGTTAGGTTGTATCTTGATGATATTCTAATCCTTGATAAATACCAGACAACTACTAGTTCAACTAGGTATGAATCAAGCATGGTAAATCTATCAGCTGGTGTTCCAAGAAAAATAAGAATAGAGTTCTTTCACTCATTTAATAATTCTGGCTCAGCATCATTTAGTATATCGCTATACAAAGCGCTGAGCGGCGGTTCGGATGCAATTGTATCAGCAGCAGAATGTTGCACGATTGTTCCATTGGATGCGATTGGAAGCAAGAACTCCTCATCCACATGGTCAACTGCGGATTCATACAATCACAGAAACAATGGCGTATACATTAACAATCCAAAGCTAAGTCAACCGACTGGTCTCACATCTGACTTATCCGATAAATCAGTGCTCCTAGAATCTAATTCATATGTAAGAATACCATATACTGTAATGAATGATTTATCCTATAAAGACAAGTGGACAATAGAGTTTTTTGGGAAATTTCATAATGGTAGTTTTGCTACGGATGGTGAGTATATAAGTAACTGGAATAATTCAACTTCAACATCTGGTTTTGAATTTTTTAATAATTCAACTTCAAATGGGTTTAAGATAAAAACTGTCTTGGGTAATAGTGCAGTTGTAACAGAAACTGTTTCATCAAATGTTGCTTTGTCAAACTCATCCTTTTCTCATATCGCCGTAACATATGATGGTTCTTCATTAAAGTATTTTGTAAATGGTGATTTGAAAGATACCGAGGTTGTTGAAGGAGCAGTGATTTCTTCGGCATCAAAAGATATCACTATCGGAGGAAGAGGTGCATCTTACACACCAGTTACTGGTGTAGAAATAGCGCCTAGTTCAGTTAGAAGTTTTTATGCTGATGAGTTTGCCATTTATGGCGAATCTCTTGCGGATGATGAAATTAAAAATAGATACATTGAGTCTGCAATGCAACCACTCACTCAGTTTGCATTTTTGTACGGTAATGAAACATCAATTCGTGAAATTATGAATGACATTACATTTGCGGACATGGGTCGTATTTATATAGATGAAAATGATAAAGCTAAATATGAACACTTCTATAGATTCTTTGAACCATCAATTGATCAGCATGCAAATGTTCAGTCATATTTTAGTGACTCAACTAATATTACAAATAGCAATTATAATGTTTCGCTTCAATGTAATAAGGTTGTTATACCTATCTCATCAATTCAGACATCTACAAATGCTGTTCAGTCTTTATGGATAGCACCAGATGGTTCAAGCTTGGCTACAACAAAGCTGACTTCCAATCTGGCATCAAATGCAAATGTTGCATATGTATCAACAACGCTGGATCCTGTTTATGCAGAGACTGGGTATATCAAGATAAATAGTGAGATTATTAAATATATTTCAAAAACAGCTACATCATTTAACGGCTTAGAGAGAGCGCAGTATCAAACAACTGCTGCCGCTCATGTTGCTGATGATAAGGTTCGTGAGTCTCGCTACTATGATATTAAGTTTGACAAGGCTCCAGCCTATAACATAAAAGCACCATTCATCAGTGCGATTTTGTTTGAAAACCCAAAGAAGGTTGAAATCACAAAGTATTTACCATATCCATACGGTGCTGAGATGATTCTATCTGCAAGTGAGGATTCTGAAGTTGGCGGGCTCGTATTTCTACAAGGAACTGACCCTTTAACAAAGTATCCATACGCAACTGTATTGAGCGGAACAGCGGTGATGATGAGTGAGCAGAATGTTCAGGTTAAGGAACAGTCAGCTTCTTTGGCTGACAGTATTAAGAAGTACGGTGTTAAGGATGTAACAATTCAAAGCCCGTTTATTACGGATTCAGTTCATGCTAAAAAACTTGCTGATTTTATTATTGAAAAAACACAAATACCTGTTCCAATCATTAATCTTGATGTAACAGCAATGCCAAAAATCCAATTGGGTGATAGAATTAGAGTAACAAATCTGAGTGCTTTGGATATTACAAACACTGATTATTGGGTTATTTCTCATAATACAACCATTGGGGATAATGTATCTCAAAATCTGGTGTTAAGGAAGGTTTCATAATGCCTAGTGAGAATACGATATACTTCTTCCCTGGTCGTGGTGGGCACTCTCATGATGGGAATAATTCAAGCCTAATTGATACCTCTCAGTATTCTTTGTTTGATTTCTCATGGGGTTTGCTTGGGGATCCAGATAGAAGGTCAACACAGTCTCGTAATTACGATAGCTTTAAAAACTTTGTCGTAGAGACTGTCAACTCATCACTGATTGAGCCAGCAGGTCTTGTCCTTCAGCCTGGAATTGTGAACGGATCTGCTCATATTATTTCAAGATCAATTGAGGCTAATTCAATTGCGGCAAATGCATTGACCGCAAATGAAATTGCTGCGAACACAATTACTTCAAATGAGCTTACAGCCAACTTTGTTCTTGTAAATACCATCATTGCCAGTAACAATTTTAATGGTACATATAATGCAAATACTTTTGCGTTTAGTAATGCGGGGACTACTGGCTGGGCTATTACAAGCTCAGGAGATGCTGTGTTTACAAATGGACAATTCAGAGGAAACCTCTTTGTTGGTGCTAACGATTATTGG